TATGTGAACAGCAGTGCCACCACATTACATAACACGACCACCAGCAGGGTCAGAGCGGCGATAAAATGGAATGGAAGCACGGCGGATGTTTTTGTGAACGGTTCAAAGGTAGTTACGGGAACAACCTTTACGGGAACGGCTTTGGAATTTATGGGGTTGAATACGGTCGATACACCAAAATATATTAAGGGTATGTGGCTGGCACCAGCACCATTATCCGACGCGGATTGTTTGTCGGCTAGTCAAATAAACTTATTCTTAGATGTTTATACTGGTGCAGCAGCAGCATATTCGTTAAGAAAATTAAGTAAATCGTATGTTGGACCTGCAATTAGGGTAAGACGTTCATCTGATAATACTACACAAGATATAGGATTTGATTTAAACGGTAATTTGGATGTTACAACATTATCTTCTTTTGTTGGAGCAGGAAATGGTTTTGTCACTATTTGGTACGATCAAAGTGGAAATAATAGGGATGCTTTTTCAACTGGTACTACACAACAACCTCAAATAATATTTAGTGGAGATGTTAGTGTTAAATTTGATGGTGTAAATGACGGTATGGTAACTAATTCAACTGTTACAGCCAATCAACCTATAACTACATTTGCTGTATTTAAAAACACTACTTGGAAAAACTATGTTCCGATTTTTGGAACTTCTCCTAATGGTATTGTCCCTACAGGAAATCAAACTGGGCCTCAAAGTTTTGACATTTGTCAAGTAGGTGTTGCAAATCAACTTAGAATAGGTGCTACAGGTGGAAATGGAAGCAATTTCGAAGGATATCATATATTACCACAACAATCAACTTTGGGTAAATATTATGCCACTTCTGCTATTTTTAATACACCTAATTTTGGTTTTAGTTTAAATGGTAATTTTATTACAGGGACATCTAATTTTAATTCAGTTAATATAATTAATTCGTATTTACATATAGGGTCAACTTTTTATCCTCCTTATGGTTTTACAGATGCGAATATAAAAGAAATTATTTGGTATTTTAATAATCAATCTAATAATAGATTGGATATTGAATCAAACATAAATAATTATTATAATTTATGGTAATAAATAGATTAATCCAATGGACAAAAAAACAATTGCCCTAAAATATCTCTCATACCTTGAGAACCCAATCAATCTGATTGAAGATTGTTTCCAGACATACGATGGTAGTCAGGAAAAATATGTGCCATTTATTTTGTTTCCAAAGCAGACAGAACTTCTCCAAATATACGAAAAGAAGAAACACGTTTTGGTAAACAAATCCAGACAGGCTGGTATTTCAACCGTGACAGCCTCCTACATCGCAGCAAAATGTGCTTTGGCGACAAAAGATAATCCTTTTAAGGTCATTATCGTTGCGAACAAGGGTCCACAGGCACAGGATTTCCTGTTGAAAATCAAGGACTTTTTATCACAGGTTCCAAGATGGGTTTGGGGAGAATATTATGACGATAGGAAGGAGGTGGACGGCCATATTGTGGGAAAAGGTTCGGTGAAATCCATAAAATTGCTCAACAACTGTGTTATCACGGCTGTGGCAACCAGCAAGGATGCTATCAGGGGACAATCATCCCCAAGGATAATCGTTATTGATGAGGCCGCACACATTGATAAAACCGACGGTGAATTGATGTATGGTTCTGCCATGATGTCGCTCTCATCAAACTCCTTGGGTCAAATGTTCTTGATTTCAACCCCAAAAGGTACTGACCCGATATTCTTTAAAACCTATTCTGAAAGTATTGCCAGCAATGGTGATAATGGTTTTACTGTACATGAGATGTTCTTTTTCCAAGACCCAAGATATAACAAGAATTTGATATGGAAGTATAAGGGGTTGGACGGCGAAATAATTGTGGAGGCAGAAAAAGAGTATGACAATAAGAAAATGGAGGCGAAATTCCTCAAGGGGTGGATGCCAGAATCAGATTGGTACAGAGACCAATGCTCCCTCCTGCACAATGAAAAACGATTAATCAATCAGGAACTTCTTTGCAAATTCGATGGTTCTGGAAACAACGTCGTTGATTTTGAACATATTATTAGACACGAAGAAAACAATGTCCAAGAACCCATAGAGAAATTGGAAGATAAGGGGAATATGTGGGTTTGGAAATATCCCGAAGAAGGACATTCATATTGCGCCTTCGCAGATGTCGCCTCTGGAAGCGGCGAAGACTACTCTTCGTTACAGATTATTGATACGACCACTGGCGAACAGGTGGCAGAATATAAAGGGAAGATTAAAGCAGAGGTATTCGCACCGATTGTCAAGACATGGTGTGAAGCCTATAATGCGCTGACAGATATAGATACCACAGGGGGATATGGTGATAATCTGATAACAGACCTTATTCGCTCGAACTTCAAACTACTCAAAAAAGATGAAAAAGGTGAAGTAAAAGGGTTTAAATTCAGTGGCCTGACAAGACCGAAGGTCATTCAAAGGTTTGTAAACCAAATCGAAACAGACACTTTCAAAATCCGTTCACTTAGATTGCTTTCTGAATTAAAAACTTATGTGTGGGTAAATGGAAGGCCAGACCATTTGAGAGGGTTTAATGACGATTGTATCACTGCTACTGCTGGGGCACTTTGGTTGTTCGAAAATGCTTTCAAACAGGTGAAGGCAGCGCAGGAAACATCGAAGGTGATGTTAAATGCGTGGATTGCGGGTGATACCAATAGACCACAGGAAAAGGACATAAAAAGCACTTTGAATAACGGTATGTATCAGAACGGGCAGGATATGTCAAGTTTCATGTGGTTGTTGAAATGATTTTTTCTTATATTTATACATAAAAATAAGAAATTTAATGGCAGACAATTCGCGTCAGACAATCTATCAAAGATTAAGCAATATATTTTCTGGAAAAATTGATGATTTTTCAACACCGACGATGACAAAAACAATCGGTGTTGACAGAGAGCTTTTAAGAACCAAGGACAGGCAGGAGTATGAAATGAAGAAGCTGGAAGGCCAGCAAAGAGGATTTATTAAGGGGTTGTGGAACAAAGCGAGTGCTTTGATAAACCACCAAGTAATCCAAAACGAGGCCAGAAGGATTCCATCATATTACGACTATGAAAAGATGGAAGAATACCCGATAATCGGGGCCGCTTTGGATATTTTCATGGAAGAATGTACGACCCTAAATGAACAGGGCAATGTCTTGAACATTTTCTCCGAAAGCCCAAGGATTAAAAAAGAGCTTGAGAAGTTATTCTATGACCGTCTAAACATCAATACAAATATCGCCATGTGGACAAGAAACACTTGTAAATACGGTGATAATTTTGTTTATTTGGATATTCACCCAGAACTCGGTATTGTGAATTGCAAACAGCTCCCGACCATAGAAATCGAAAGGGAAGATTCCAACCTCCTCAACTTCATTTCGGGTGCTGATAAAAGTATCACCACAAAATTCAAATGGCGTTCATCCAATACCATAGAATTTACCAACTGGCAAATCGCACATTTCAGGCTTTTGTTGGATGACAGACGTATCCCATACGGTGTCTCAATTCTTGAAAAGGCACGCAGATTTTGGCGTAATCTTCTACTGACAGAAGACGCTATGCGAACGATAAGGCTTTTGAGAGCCAGTGACAGGAGGGTGTTTTATATTAATGTGGGTAATATTGACCCGAATGATGTTCAAAGCTATATTAACCAGATTGCTGACAGGTATAAAAGAAAGCGGATTGTGGACCCACAAACAGGTCAAGAGGACTTGAAAATGAATGTTTTGGGTGTTGACCAAGATTATTTCGTTCCAATCAGGGATGCCAATGACGGTTCAAAAATTGATACGATTGCTGGTCAATCAAATCTGGATATTGCTGATATTGAATATGATTTGAAATTGTTGGTAACAGCACTTAGAACTCCAAAGACATATCTTAATTTTGACGATGCAGTAGCAGAGGGAAAATCGCTTGCCATGCAAGATATACGTTTTGCCAGAACCGTAAACCGTATCCAGCAATCCATGCTCCAAGAGTTGAATAAAATCGCTATGGTGCATCTTATAGCTATTGGTTTGGAAGAAGAGTGCGGTAACTTCTCTTTGACCATGAACAACCCTTCTATTC